ATGATTGAAATTCCAAAATGGAATGCGGTGATGCGGATGGAAGAGAAACGTGAACAAGTGAAGCTCAGCTCGATCCAAGAATGCGTCCGTGTTGGACGCGAATTCTTGCGATTGGACGAGATCAGAGCCCTGGCTGAGAGAGCTATCCAGGCGCAAAGAAAGGAGGAAAAACGCGATGAGAATTGATCTCGCAGTCGATTGTGAAGGCGAATCGCCGGAAAGTCTGGACATCGCCAGTCTTACTTCTCTATTGGGCGGAAAACTTGGCCGCATGATCGCCAAATTGATCGCTGGAGCTGAGGCGTCAAGAGTCGCGATTCAGATCGAACTTCCCGGCGACGACGAATACGACGACTACTAGCCAACCCTTCCCGGTACCCCCTGGAAATCCTAGACATGCAGGCAAAAGGCTCCTCACTGAAAAGCCTCAGTGAGGAGCTCCCTCAAAACTCTCAATTAAGGTGGTACAATGCCAGTTATCTTACTCAATACAACTCCTTATGACGACAACATTCTCAAGAGAATCTTGCGTTTTGCTGAGAAAACCTTGGGCCTGACCGGGACCACGCTCGTAAAAATCACGTGCAACACGTCATCACGCCGCGTGTGCGGCTTTTTTGTATCAGGCATGCCTGACTTGAGCATTCTTCGCCAAAAGGGCCTATCTTCAGTGACTAAACGCTCGATGCTGAACCGAATGGATTCGGGGTGGGTAAAGCTTTCACTCCCGAGTCCATCGTTGTGTCAGGTATTTCGTCCTTATCCTGGATCTGAGTGCGTTATTCCCTGGATCGTAAGCGAGTTCCTTAGGGTAACCCTGCACGAATTCGCTCATGCTCTCGATTACCGGAGTGACCCTGAAGCGTTCACGTCACGCCATTTCCAAGGCTACACGTGCTCATGGTCATTCCGCAGAACATCGTGGATACATCGCCCATGTGAGATCTCCGCGATTACGCAAACAAATGCGGCGTGGAAGCGAGTTCGTTACAGCGCCACAAAACGTAAATTGCTTCATTCTCTTGAAGAAGACATCAGAAGAAAGACGGAAGCTTAGTTGTGTGGTGGTCGCGGCAGGCATGAACGTGGCGATCACCACACTACTACGAGCACTGAGGAGTTCATTATGGAATCTTTAGAACTTGGTTTGATCTCTACCCTCCGCGACGACAGGTTGCGGGATTTAATCGGACGCTATCTACCATCTGACCTCATAGTCGAAGATATCGCCCGAGTGACCTTTCAGGCGCTTATGGAAGCCAACTGCAGCGACCTGTCGGTCATTCGTAGCAGCTTGGCGCGTCGCATAGTCGATGGATCCATCGTTAACGACGTCATGGAAGTGTTGAGGGCATCTGAAATTCCGCTTACCGATCGCGGGTATATTTCAGCGCGGGAGCAACTGATCAACTATATCAGATCGAGGCGTGTCTGCTCTCAATTGTCCTACCTTCAGGAACTGGATTTTGACCAGCAGCTCTCGGTGAAACCCGCAGTCTTCACGTCCATCAAAGCCGCGTGCGAGTTCGACGTTGTGGATATCGAAAATGATTCGTCGGCGTACCGGTTTTACAAAGCGGAAGACCTTGTACGAGCCCGAAAACAAGCTCTGCCTTTGGGCGAGCCGATCAAATCCAGTTTCGGCTTGATTAACGAGGTCGTGCAGGCAGGCGGCCATTGCGGCGGGACACTCAGTACGTTTGTCGGTCCCCCTGGCGTAGGTAAGTCCACTGGGTTAGTTCAAGAAAGCGTCGCAGCCATAAAGCAGGGAGCCAAAGTCTTGCACTACGTCATGGGCGACTTGAAGCCGTTGGATTTATTTCACCGCTACACCGCGAATTTCTTGAAACTCCCAATTGGTGAGATATCCCAGAGGGAAGATGAATTACAACAAGATCCTCGCATTCAAGCGATGTTTTCCCAGGTGACTCTTGTGGTGAAAGCCGCTCATGAATGGGACATTTCTGATGTGTACTCAGACGCAATCGAGCGAAGCAAAAGTTTCAACTTCCAGCTTGTAATTCTCGACTATGACGGCAACCTCGGCTCCATCAGCGGCGGCGATTTGTACCGAGAAGGTGGTCACGTATATGCAACCTTGGATCGTCTTGGTAAAGCGACCGGCTCTGCAATTTTGGTCGGATGCCAGCCAAAAATCGGCGAATGGCAAAAACATAGAATCGAGCTCGGCGGAGCGGCTGAGAGCGCCAAGAAGCAACATATATCAGATCTGGTCCTCACCATGAGCAGACCTGAAGGACATATCCCCCTTGGTCAGTTGAACGTAGCGAAGAACCGCCGCGGAGCGAACGGAACTCGGTACATCCTTTATTTAGGCGCGTACGCGACGATTCTGGAGATTTCCAGTACCGAACATGCACAGATTAAATCCTTCTTCTCTACTTCGATAGAAGAAGGAGAGCAACGGCTCATGGAATGGGCCCAATCACGATTCGGGGATAACCCGACCATAGGAGGTAAGGCAGATGATTGACAGACTAAATCGTATTCTGGCTGGCGCTCAGGAGAGGCTTCAGGCAATGGGACCGCCGTTGGTGTTCCTGCCGGACGAGGTGGATGTGCGGTTCTTCCTGGACTCCCAGGAATCGCCGTTTCGGACTTTTGGCATGCATCAAAAGGAGCACCTTTGGGTCAGCTGCCCGGGCGATGGTTGCGAATTGTGCGAGTGCCTGGCGCAAATGCTGGCCAAGTACGACAACGGGAATGCCTGGCAATTCGCAGCGCAGATCAAGACCATTTTGTACTGCCAGATTTTCAGCACAACTAGTGATAATCCCAACATCAAGACCGGTGTGCCTGTCATCCTGTTGGGACCGGCAACGTTGGGATCGAAGCTCTTTTCAATCATCGAGCGGGTCAGCGCGGAGGAATTCGAGGCGATGTTCAATCCTGAAGTTGAGGATTTTCTTTGGAAAATCCGAAAGGAGGATAAAAGCCTGGAGATCACTAGGTGCGACGAAAAGGGATCGTGTAAACCCTTGCCAAAAAGCTACCCGGCGCTCAGTGCTTACCGGGTCAAAGAGGGAATCGCTCCGACGCCGGATGAAATCCGTCGATTCAAAGGAAAAATCGACGACGCGTTCCGGAAACCGTCCGCTATTCGTGAGCCGTACTAAAAATCCGGGACCTGAAAACAGTTGCTTGAGCTAATTTCCAGGTCCCTCACAGAGTTTCGGAAACGGAATATTGGTTCCGTGATTAAATTCGGGGAGGGTGGAGCCTCCCCGAAAAGGAGTTCAAAATGAGTAACGTGAATTCATCTGAGAGTCTTGTATCCCATGCGACGACCGTTGACAAGGATTTGGCTGTGAGAAAATTGTTGGAACACGAACTGTGCGCGAAGCTGGAGCATTACCACTCACGGCACGGTGGACCCTTCGCACCGTACAATGTACCTTACGATCCTGAGCTCGTGACGGATCTTGACGCGATTCTCCGTCGTGCCGCTGCCGGCAAGAACTTGGACCGAATCACCCTGGCATTGGATGCAGGGGCTAACGTGAACGGGGTATGTCCCGTCACCGGCAAGACCGCTCTTATGGAAGCGCTCGATCACTACAGCCGGAGAGAGGACGGCATTGTGGCATGTGTAGAAAAGTTGCTGACCGCAGGGGCTGACGTAAACATCAAAGACCTTAGCGGCTGGACGCCATTGATGAGAGCCTTCAAGCGCGGATACGAGACCTCGGCGGAAAGGCTCATGGATTATTGCGCTGACCTGGAGGCTCGCGATGGCAACGGGAGAACGGTTCTTTTGCAGGTTTGCTACAATAGCGACAAGATCGAGCAGCTTCTGGATCGAGGCGCTGACATCAATGCCGTTGATTCTCTTGGTGACGGAGTCTTCCACTGCGCTATCCAACATTACTCCGGCTGGAACCATGATCGCGAGCAGGACCGATTAGAGCTCTTGCTAGAGGCCGGAGCCGATATCAACCACAGGGATAATGAGGGGCGTACCCCTTTGTACATCGCCGCAGCCAACGGACATACCAAGCTGGTGAAAACCCTGCTCGCCCTTGGAGCCATTCCATGGATTCCTGACAATCGCGGATACCTTCCGGTTCAGGTTGCAGTGTACCAGAATACCTCCCGTGTAATCGCGAGCCGCATGCGCGAATTCCTGCACTTCATCGAGGAGTATTCGAGGGAAGAGAGAATGGCCCGCATGGCACGAAATCTGTAACGCCGTCAGTGTCGAGTATTGATTCGTAATCATTAACCGGGCCTGCCTCACAAGGGCAGGCTTTTTCCTGTACTCCCACGCTTGTCACGCCTTTGCGCCTATTTGCGCCTACCGGAATCCTCAATTTCCAGCCTCCAAACCTGCTTTTGTGCACTAACCCTCTAGAACGACTCCCATCTTCATTACCCGCGAGCAAGTTGATGACGCTTGAGAAGGATTCCATACGTGATCGCATCGTAATTAAGTCCGAAGAGCAATGCATCGTGATGGGAGTCGTCTATTCCCCCCTGGAAATTGACACTGATCACGAGACGATGCGGCCCGAGACAATTGAAGAAATGGCTCATGATTTCTTGGCCAACGGAAGAGTCGGGATGATCGATTATCAACACAATCGTCAACCCACAGCTTCCCGAGTGGTGGAGTCCTTTCTTGCTCGCAAGAACGATCCCGATGGGTTCCCGGAAGGCGCGTGGGTATTGGCGGTTAAGATCTATGACCCGGATCTCTGGCAGAAAGTGAAGCGTGGAGAAATCAACGGTTTTTCATTCTCCGGACCCGCGACTCCCGTAGAAGTCAGAGGCGTTCCGGTCAGACACGTCACCAAAATGATCGGCTCCACTGAACCCTCGACCGGCGGTCCTGTTCCTGAGCATACTCACAGAGTCCGGCTCCAGTTCAACCAGCGCGATAAGGTCTTGCCTACCCTCACGGATGAGGTCCTCGGGCATCAACACTATATATTCCGCACGACCGCCACGGAGCCGGCATTGGATCACGCTCACCGCTTGATACTCGTCAATTGATCCCTCAGCAAATCACTCCGGGAGAACTCATATGCCGCTAGTCGCCGTGGAAGAAGCTCAAGTCACGAAAACCGTTCCTTTCCTGGAAGAAGCTGAGGCTGAATTCGTATCACTCGTGGCTCACGCCGCAAACAGGACTCCTTTCAAAGTGATCAAAAACGATAAGGGAGAAGAGCGAATGCCTGAGAAAGTCATTCAAGCGTTATTGATACCAAAAAATACTTCCCTTGAGTCTTTAGCCGCGCAGGAAGAGTTTTCATGGCTCTCGAAAGCAAGCGCTGAGACCGTTCAAGAATTCGAGACGTATACCCAGTACATCCAAAAGGACCTCAAGAAGTTTGACACATCTTCGTTCGATCTCACTCCTTTGGGAGACACCGGAGCGTACGCGGTAACGGGCAATCTGAAGCCTACCGCGAACAAGGACGACGTACTCACGATGCCGATGGATTCCGGCATGCCTGTCGACTCGGGTTTATTACCTACTGACAATATGAACGCTCCCGTAGCTCAGGAAACGCTCCCCGTCACGTACAGCTTTGCAGATCTCTTCTGGAACGAATTGGACGCGTTCGTTTCACTTGTTCAGGGGAGTATGTCTCAATCCGCGACCGATCCGAAGCGAAGAAAAGCCACCATCATGGCAGCGCTTCAGTCATTCGGGACATTCTTGTCGATGGCCACGGACGCGGTTGGGACTCAAGCGGTCAAGGTGGAAAAGGCGCACGCTCCCGTAACCGTGGACGACATTCTTTCCAAGTTCCATACCGCGGTCGAAGACTTCAAGCAATCATTTACCAAGTCAGATTCAATTGATACCGAACCAAGCGGAGGCGACGAAATGCTATTCAAAGACAAAGACGAAATGAAGGACTTCATTGTTGATACCGTGAAGGAGACGATGAAGGCCGAGAAATCCGACCAAACTCCTGCTGAGACTCCTGATCCTACCGCAGAGCTTACCAAGGCGGTGACTGACCTCACGGAAGCGGTCAAAAAGCTTGAGAGCGACCTGAAAGTCGTGACTGAGAAGCAGGAAACCATCGAGCAGACCGTCATCCAGTCCCCTTCCCCTGCTGAAGATCCCGTGACTAGGGCCCTGAAAGGCGACAAAGCGTCCGAGTACGATGTGTTCGAAGGCATGTTCGGAGGCGCTGTCAATTAATCCTGCTTCCCGGCGGACCTTCCCCAATTCCTGCAAACCCAATTGATCCCGATTATACGGAGGAATGCGTAATGACTACCAACCGAGAAATTGTGTCCAAAGGCAATATGACCACTGCGAGCCTTGCCCAGGGCGCACGGCTGAATGATCAGCAGTTCGATACCCTCGTGGAGCTGATTCAAGAGCAACCCACGATGTTGAAGGACGTCGTCATCCAGCCGCTGGACAACCACACGGGAAAAGTCGAGTCCCTTGAGTACCCTGATCGAGTGGCGTTCAAGGCTACTGAGGGAGTGGCTCCTACCGCTGATCAGAGAAAGGCCCTCACCGGCTCGAAGGTGGAGCTGATCACCCAAGAGATCCAGGCTGAGACGTATGTGACCCTGGACACCGCAGAGACTTCCCTTCTCAGAAAGGCCGGAGCGAACGCTCTCTATGCGTATGCGACCCGAAAGCTTGCCGAGAAGTTCGCTCTCAACATTCAGGAATTGATTGTTCTGGGAGACACCCTTTCCGCGGACGATTACCTCACCACCATCAACGGTATCCTCAAACAGGCCGTGACCAACGTAGTTGACTTCTCCTCGGAAAACAATGGCGCCGGAGCCAATATCAACGATCGAGTGTTCTATGCGGGGCTCATGGCTCTTCCCAAAAGGTTCCGCAGCAACAAGCCGAACCTCCGGTACTACTGCAATGATAACCTGATTACTTCCTTCAACGCGAACCGAGCGGGTCGCACGGACTCTCTGGGCGTGACGGTGAGCGTGGATGGGACCGACATCACCAAGTACCAGGGAATCCGTTTCTACGACGTTTCTCATTTCCCGGATGACACGTACATTCTCACCAGCAGGCGGAACATCACCGTAGGTATCGCCCGTGACGTGACCTCGTACATGTATCCTGACCCGTCCGCGAGGTCCACCATTTTCGGCATGACCATGAGGGTTGACGTGAAGTACGGCGAAGAAGTGGGAGTCGCCAAGGTCATCGGTCTCAATCCCTTTGGATCGACGACGGTAGCGTAAGGGCCATGCCTCGAATCGCACTTCTGAAAAAGCCGAACCAGACTCATTTTGTGTCTGACGGCGCGAGAATGTGGGAGTTTCATGGAGGACAGGCGGAGACCGTTCCATCGGAAGTGGCCGAGATCTGCCTGTCCAAAAAGGACGATCGAGGAAATCCTTTGTTCGCCCTGCGTGACGTTCCTGACCCTGACGTGGAGGCGGCTCTGGGGATTCAATTGGAGTTCAACATATGAGCCTCGTTACCGTAGTGGGAGGATCGCGGTCAAACAGCTTCATAACCGTGTCGGAAGCCACGTCTCTCCTGTCCGCATCCCCAGTGGACACTACTGGATGGTCATCGTTGGCGTCTTCAGCCAAAGAGCAACGACTGATACTCGCGGCGAGATCAATGGCCACTCTCTCATTCCGAGGATACCAGGTATATGAGGAGCAAGCTCTCTGCTTTCCCCGGACCTGTCAGTCGGACGTCTCCATCATCCCCACGAACGTGAAGGAAGCTCAGGCCTTGATCGCATGGCTCGTCATCCACAGAGGCCTCGCGAGCTTAAGCTTACCCAATGAAGGAACGTCGGGATCACCGGTGACGAGCGTTTCCCTCGGCGGATTGCTCAGCGTGAGTTTCGCGACGAGTCCCACTCCCAAAGGATCGTCTCTCGATGAGGCGGTTTCATCCGAGTATTTCCCCATCTATATGGCGCTTGCCGAGTACCTGGCGCCTGTGCGGATCATGAACGGCGATCGCCCGGTAAAACTCCCCAAGGTAGCGTAATGGGATTCTTCAAGTCCATAAAACGTCCCATCAATAAGGTCCTGGACGATTTGTTCAATGACGAGGATCTCAGGACTTCCATCACGTACAAGAAGAAGACGGGCGCTCACTGGGATGACGATCTCCAACGGAATGTGGCGACGGAAGAAAGTTATACGATTTTCGCGATCATGCTGAAGCATAGCTGGAAATCCGTGGAATGGTCCAAGTCCGCGAGCGTGCAGGTAGGCGACAGGCTCTACATGATCCGATACAAGGACGCTCCCGCGGACCTCAGCATAAACGACGTCATAGTTCATGGGGACCAGACTCTCGATATCAAAGCCATAGATCCGATTTTTGCCTTCGCGTACTCCATTACGGTTGAGGGCGGCTGATGACCGACGTCGCGATCAAAGTCGTCATACAGAACGAAGATGCGCTCAAGAATCTCGTGACCCTTGTCCCTGAGGCTGCGGAACGAGCCCTCAATGACTACATCCGGACCGTCAAGGCGCGAGTTCTGGATCGAACGCCCGTCGGTCAAAAGTACAAGAAAGCCGAGAAAACCAAGGCCGGAAAGCCTATGAAAGGTCCCCGAGGAAAAGGGAGACACGTTGCTTCCGGCAATCTCTGGAGGTCATGGAAGGTAGCCTCTCTCGGTTTGGGCGCGGTTTCCGTCTACACCGACGTTCCGTACGCTGACGTTCTCGAAGAAGGAAAGTATCCCGGTATCGGTCCTCGCACAGCTTCCGGTCCTGGCGGAATCTATTCCAAGCAGGCGGTAGGCGGCATCCTGGGTCCCCTTCTTGAGGACAAGGAATTGATGGACGGTATGGTCAATCGCCTCATCAAGGAGATCACGAATAGCTTCACATGAAAGAACGGGAAGACATCATCAGCTCCATCCAGAAGAACCTCTGGGAGATCGAAGGCGTGAAGCTTGTGGAGCGCAACTTACGGGAAATGGCCGTACTCAAGCAGTTCCCGTCCGTCTTTCTCATTGATCGCGGGGATGACGTGGAGGCGCCTATGACGAGGCCGGTCCCTGAGTACAGACGAGTATGGTCCCTCTGCATCGCCTCCATCATCCAAGGGACCTCAGATGAGGCGGCGATCCAGGAATTGGCCGAGTTTCAGAAGAACGTGAAGCTTGCGGTGTACAAGACCAACAAGACGGTAGGACGGTTATACAAGGGATACATTACCGAGACGTCAATTGAGCCGGTAGTGTTTCTCTCCATCGGAAATTGCGTTGTCGCCCAGGGGATCGATTTCGAGATCCACTACGTAGAGAGCCTGTCCAGCCGGTAATCACTCATCCGCCCTCTTCTCCCAATTACTACATACGGAGGAATCGCTATGCCCGTAAAAGTGACTCACGATACGGAATTGTACCAACTCAACGGAGGTATCCTCTATCTTGCGCTGTGGGATGGATCTACTCCACCTGGGGAACTGGATTATTACGATGTGGGCAACTGTCCCGAGTTCTCCTTTTCCGTGGATATCAAGAAACTGGATATCTACAGTTTCCGAGGAAAGACCAAGGTCAAAGACAAGAGCGTCATCATGGAAACCGGGTACAAGCTGAAGTTCAAGCTGAACGAGCCGTCCCTGGTGAACCTGGCCACGTGGGTTCGAGGAACCGTGAGCGGCAACACCATTCACGGTTTGCAGGCCTCTCAGAAAGAGTACGCGGTGAAGTTCATCGAAGACAGCTACATCGGAGAGAATAAAGAGTACTACTTCCGGCGCTGTGACCTTTCCGGATCAGGTGATTTCAACCTGATATCCCTTGAGAAAGAGAAAGAGATGACCTTCGAGGGAGAGGGACTTTCCGACGACGCGAATCATCCCACTTCCCCGTTGTTCGATATCATCGTCGTTCCCACATCTTCGTAATCAATCGTGAGGGGAGCCCTTCTGAGCTCCTCGCTACAATCGAACTCCTACCTGCAATTTGCTCTTAACCGCAGCGCCGGTGAGACGGCGTAATGTCAGGGAGAACAGATGCCCAAAGAAGCCAAACCTACCAATTTAGAGAAGGTCTTTCCGGACAAGAGGCTCACGGTTGACGGCTTGACCGTTACGGTGAAGCCCTTGTCAATGGAAGACATACCCTCAGTCGCGGGTTCCATCGTACGAATCATCGAGCTCAAGTCCCAGGGCAAGTCCGACCAGGAAATCGGTCTCACCGCGATCAATGACATCTTCGCGATCATCAAGCTGTGCGTGGATATCCCTCTCAAGGATATCCCGGGCTTTTTGACGCCGACCATTATTCGCATCGTTCTCAAACAGAATATCACTGAGGACCTCGTGGGGGAGTACGGCGCCCTGCTGGACGACGTAGTGGCCGCGTTCAACCTTCAGGGCAGAGTTTGATGGACGTATTGGGCGACTGTTGCGCCACATTGATCAATCACGGTCATCCCAGGTCGGAGGTGGCGAAGTACTCGGTGTCCACCCTGTTCTTTCTTCTGAACAACCTGGCCAAGGTCAAGTACGGCGCTGAGGAAAAGCCTTCTGAAAAGGCCTATTCCTCGTATCCCATTGAAAGGCGATCCGATCATGGGGCGAAGGGCCACACGATACGAATTCAGGGAGGAGCCTCCGACAGAGAGAGTTTCCTAGATGGCTGACGTACGACTGCAATTGATCATTCAAGCGATTGACCAGGCCGGTACTATCCTCAAAAGCGTCAAATCCCAGGTTGATAGTGTTGGGGACGCTGCCAGGGCCGTAGGACAACGCGCGGATGAAATGGGGAATCGCCTGAAAGCAGGGCTTGACCGGGCCGGTGAAGCCGCTCAGGAAATCGGAAACCGATTCGGAGATATCGGATCGACCCTGTCCGAAGCAGGACTTGCCTTGACAGGCCTGGGAGCTTCCATGTCCGCTCCTTTTGTTCTGGGAGTGAAAGCGGCGGGAGCGTACGAGCGGCAGATCAATACCATCAAGGCTGTGGTTGACAATATTACTTCCGAGCAATTAGCGAACGTTCAGAAGGTCACGAGAGAAATTGCGGCCACAAGCCAATTCGGCCCTACTCAGGTCGCGGAGGGTATGGTCCAGTTGGCGAAGGCGGGATACGACGCTGCGCAACAGACTGCAGCCATCGGGCCCGTGCTTCAGCTTGCTGCCGCCGAGGGTCGGAGGACCGGTGAGACTGCAGAGGACCTCGTTAATATCCTGGGAGCCTTCGGACTGGGAGCGGACGGAGCTTCCCTAGCGGCTGACGTTCTAGCCAAAACCTCCAATGAAACCACCACTTCTATGGCAGAGTTGGCTCAGGGGCTCAAATTTGTAGGCCCTCTCGCGAAAAGTATCGGCATGTCTTTTGAGGAGGTCAACGGGTATCTCGGTATCTTCTCCAATAACGGTATCAAAGGAGCGATGGCCGGCACCGCTCTCCGCTCTATCATTGCGCGGCTATCAGATCCGACCAACGAAGCCAAGACCGCGTTGGCCTCTTTAAATGTGGAAATCGTCAAGAGCAAGGACGGTAACGTGGATATAGCGGCCACGTTTCAGAAATTGCATGACGCGGGCATGACCGGCGCTCAGGCGATGGCCATCTTCGGTCAGGAATCTTCCAGTGTCGCTACGATTATCGCAACTCAGGGCGATAAGATCCAGGAGCTCATGGAGAAGAATCGTAACGCCCAAGGATCATTGAAAGCCTTCTCGGATACCGTTAATTCCGGTCTCGTCGCATCATTCGACAAATTCACCTCAGCCATACAGCGTCTGCTGATTTCGTTCGGAGCTCCGTTTCTTGACGCGTTAACGTCAGGCATTCAAGGAATTTCCTCATTCGTCAATTACCTTGCGAGCTTTGCCGAGGAACATCCCAGGATAGCAGGATTCGTGGGGTTTCTCATGGGAGGGCTGGGAGTCCTCATAACTCTGTTCGGCGCTGCGTCCATTGTAGCCGGAGGCCTTGTCTTAGGCGTAGGAGCTTTAACTCGCGCGTGGCAACTGCTTGTTCAAGCGAAGCAAGCCGGAATCGCCAACACGCTGCAAACGGTGCAGGCGTTACGTCAGGAATCCCAGGCAATCACTGAGAACACGGCTGCCGTAGAAAAACAGACACAGGCCCAGCAAAAGTCCGGATCAAAACTATCAGGCTCTGGACGCATGGCTATGGGAATCGGAGCCGCTGCGGTAACCGCGGTAACAGCGTCAGCTTCAGGAGCGGACGCGTCAACGGTAGCCCTTGACGCAGGGCTTGCCCTTGCGGTCGTTCACATTGACAAGATTATCTCCGGTATCGGCGCGCTCATTTCTTATACGGCATCAGCATTCGGCAAGGTCTTTCCACTCCTGACCTCTCTCTACGCGTCCGCAGCTTCTGCGGTAGGCTCATTGGCTTCATCAGCCGCAACCGCGCTCGGAGGACTTACTGCGGCGGGTCTCGCGACCGTTGGCGCTGTAGGAGCAGCTATCGGAGGAGTCATTGCTGCAGGGGTCGTATGGATCGGAGGCTGGAGGCGCGACGCAAAAGCGCTTGAAGCCGAAGCGGAAGCAAACGCAAAGAAACTGTTGGACAAAGCGGGAGCCGCCGGATTCAACCCTGACGTCGCTCCAACCGCCTTCAAAAAAGAGGAAAACCAAGGAACGTCATCTTCTCAACTCATTGAGATGCGAAAGAATGAGACGATCGCTCTGGAAGGGTATCTGGGAAAAGTCGAGGAAGCCCGAGCCAAAGGCGATCAAGCGGCGGTAGATTCCGCGTACAAGAATTTTCAGATCCAACGTCGGAAACTGAAGGGGATCACTGACGAGATCCTTCTGCGTCGAGAGAATGAAACCGCCATCAAGTCCGAACAGACCGCGATGGAGCAGTCTCCTAATATCTTCACTCAGGCGGCGTCGAAGTTCCTTGGATTCGAAGAGAGAATCAAGGCAGTCAAGGATGTCCAGGACACCCTCAATGAGGCCGCGAAGGACTACTACGCGGCGCTGAATCAGGCCTCGGAGATAGACCTTAACTATACAAGAAATCAGATCGTCGCGGAGTCGCAATCCGCAGAAATGGCCGCGGTAAGGATAGCCGACGCTGAATCGAAAGCCGCCTCAGAGAAGATCGACCATGCGCGGAGAGAGTTCACGGAGAAGAAGGCCTTCCGAGAATCCGCGTACGCTGCGAATATGGCGGAGATGGAGAAGAAACTCCAAGCGGAAAAGGGCAACGCCAATGAAATAGAAAAGATCCTCAAGCAGAGGCAGGACATAGAGAAGGCGTATCGGGAACAGTCCAAGGCCGATGAGAAAGCCCTTCGTGACACTGTCATCAATGAGATCAAGCGGGAGCAGGACGCGATCAAGTCCCTTCTGGAGACCCGAAGAAGTCTTGAGCAACAGATCCGTGACGAAGCCGTAGCAAGTCAGAAAGTCCAGCAATCCTTTACCGACAAGTCCCTTTCCGAAGTGGATCGACTCCGCTCAGGGCTGCAACAAGCCAATGACGACCTGCAACGGGCTCGCGACCTCATGCCTTCCGCTCCTGAGAAGGCCATCGAGCTGGCGAAGTCCGCTCGGCAGTCCTTCCAATCCCTTGCTCAAGACTTGTACTCCCTTCAACAGGACCTTCAGAAAACCAAGGATCGGAATACCGACATCCTCTTTGAGCTGGCAAAGAAGCAAGTGTCTCCGGCTGACGCGTGGGCTATGGACCTGGAGCGAGTGGCGCGCCTGATGGACCAGGCGAAGGCCTTGGAAGGGGAAGGCAAGCTCCAGGAAGCGCAGGAAGTGGCTACTACAGCAGTGCAAAAGGCTCAAGCCCTGGCTCAGGCTCCTGAAGGGATTGATTCCAAGGCAGCTCTCAGAACGGCTACGGATTACACTACGGAGGCCGTAATTCTCGAGGAGCGGATTAAAGGCAAATCGGTTGAAGAGAAAAAGGAACTGACTACTCAGGCTGAAAAGGGGACGCAGGAAGCGAGCGAGATCATTTCCGAGGGCTGGAACAAGCTCCTGGAATTGAACGCTCGGCAACTGGAGACTCATCAGAATCAACTGAAAACCCTGGAAGAGATCCGTGAGAAATTGGGAGGGGTGGAAAAGCCTTCGGAAAACACCGTCAGGGAATCAAAGACTGATACCAAGACCGCGGAGTCAGTGGTGAAGCTCGATCAGGAACGCCTTATCAAAACTGCTCCTTTTGACGAGAAGAAAATAGAGGCTCCGGCGGTCCCCAGTCCAATTGTTCCCTCACCTGCGTCCGCTCCCGCTCAGGAAGGAATGATTTCCACCTTGGCGGGGATCATTCCCAGCCTGGGCGGTTTTATGGAGCAGTCGCTGGCTTCCATGATCAGCTCCATCAGTGAGACCGCTCTGAGCGCTTTATCAGGGCTTTCCGCTCAAACAGAAAGCAGTCAAATGATCCGAGATCAGGTGGGAGCTCTGGGCCAGGTGGTTCAGACCCTGTCAGGAGCTGTGGAAAAGCTCTCCCATGCGGCTGACAAACCCAACAAACTCGATGTGAGCATTCATACTGACCGCGGCGGTGTCTCCGGCGCTGAAGTCGCGAGGGCTTACTAATGGCTCCCTGGGATAGCGATTCATTCCAATGGCCGCATGGACTGCGATGGCTGACCATCCATAAAGGCGGGTCCGTGGGATCGGACAAGAAGTCCTTGGACGGTTCCATTATTTCCTTCCGATTGCCTGTCAGGAACACCACCATACCGCATCGGTTCAAGGCCAGATGGGTTCCGTTGTCATTGGTGAGGCAGTTGCGAAACGGCATGAACACTCCCGGCATTTACCGGGTATACGGCATGAAATGTATCTTCCCTCCCGATGCGAATTTCGACGCCAAACCCGTGGCCGATGATCCGGATTTCCAGGAACACTGGGTTGAGAATGAGCCTTTGGACCTCTGGGATGTGGAATTCGACGTGATTCTCATTGAGGACTGATAATTGACTGAACCGCTCGCCAAACAATTAGAGATTCGTACGGATGTAAGACTCGGCTCCGGAGACGAACAATTTTCTCTGCAAGTGACCGGCTTCAAGTCTTCTCGGAACTCCGACACGGTGTCCGGAGACTTCCAGGTGGACATTCCGGGACCGAAGCCTGAGTTTGATTCCGCTGAGCCGTCATACGTTTTCAATCCGCAACTGGGGACGCACACATGGACCAATGGGGGGACACCAGTAGAGATCGACCTGGTTGTAGGCGGAGAAACGTTCCCTGTGGTCCGGGACGCCCGGGTTAAATCAGCCAATGAGAACGTGAATTCCCAGGACGTGGTTTCCAGCTCCATTGCTGGGTACACGGATAATCAGACGGAAATCCTGAAGATCGCGCCTCAAAGAGACATCTACTTCGTTTCCGCAGATTGGCTCAATGAGAAATGGGGCCCTACCGGATGGAAACTCAGTGACGGCAGGCTGGTCACAGCCACTCGTGACTTGATCTCCAGTTTCAATCGCGGGACCCCTCTCGTCGATCCGGACTTACCCAACAAGGACGCGAAGCCGGATACCTTCGAGATCATTATCAGCACGCCGACGCAACATCAAATCGGTCTGTACATCGCTCAACGGTTGGGCATGGTTCTCGTGTCCAATGTTCCCAATATGGAAATCCTGAAGGTCAGGAAACTGGAGTCGTCGAAGTCGTATTGGCAGGCCATTCAAGACCTATACGCGATCTGGAACGCTGAATTTAAGCTGGTGAAGAAAAATGAGAAGGTCTATCTTTACGTCATCGACGTGTGCGGCGAGTCGGCTACACTTCAAAGAATGGGCTCTCTGAAGGTCCCTCCGGGAATCCTTGAAGCAAAGGGGCATAACGAGCAGCGGAGCGACGTTCAGACAATCAACCACGTTCAAATCAAGGGAGCGAAACGAAAGCTCAGACATCAGACCTTCAAGAATTTCGGCATGAGCACGGTCAAGACGCTGAAACTCTCTCCCATGACCCTCAGTGAGGACAAGGTCATGTCGTACATCTCCTCATACGAAGAGGGGTACGACATGAAACAGAAAGGTGAGTATCACAAAGGATTTGATTCTCCCAACGCGAAGAACATCGATATCCCCAAGTTCGAGCATTGCACGGACTACTATCACATCAATAAGCGTGACCCTTCCAAATGGATTCTCGTGAGGGAAGAGCGGGCCAAATACAGCCATTTCGGTGAGATTCTCTCACGGGTGAGCATCGAGCACAAGTATGCGGCTGGATACAAGCTTGTACAGACCATCGAGCGGGAATACGGGTGGCTCCAGTGGCCTGGTCAGCCCTTTGAACGATTTGAGAATCACACGAATCGCATCATTTTGCAGGATGAGATCATTGCGGACGTAAACGTGGCGTCAAAAGTGGAAATCGTGGAGCAGCTCATCCTTGTGGAGCGCATGATAGACCGGCAATCCGGCGAAGAGTATTACGCGGCGGCAAAACCGTTGAATCAGGCTACCCTGGAGAGGGCGGTTCAACAGACTCCCCGGACTCGTCAGGAAGTCATCGAGATGACCACCAAGACGAAGCATAACAACATCAACCGGGTGACCCCTCAGGTCCTGCGCCAGATCGAGGTGGAGTACGACCGCATTTCCGGAACGTCCACCACACGCAGCGATATTATCGCGAACCCGTTCAAGGGCGACAAAGGCGATAGTGAGGAATCGCAGTACACCAAGGACTTCTATGATGGGGCCGGGCCGTACCTGCCCGCTCTCGTGATCGAGCATCCGGACATCAACAGCGACGCTCTGGCTCAACAAGTCGCACATCGCGTATTCGCCAAGAACAAGAAGGACAGAAGGCCGGAGGCCGTTATCTCACTGACGTGCCTGGTTCCGCTCCCCATTCTCTCAACGGACATGACCGTCACCATCGAGGACATTCCGTATCATGCCCTGAATCGAGGACTTTGGGAAGACCGGGTCATTCCCGGAGGAACGTACGTCCTGAAGAAAATAACCATCGGCGCCGACTCAAACGGGCCAAACCAGACATTGGAGCTGTCAAACAGCATCTAAAGAGGCGTGATGATATTCTGGGACGCTGAAATAAAGAGCGCGGACACTGATTGGCGATTCTTGACTCCGTTCGATTACCGGAACGTGGTCGGCTCAGCATGCGGTGGAGTGCGGCTTGCTGACTGGTCTCTGGAGGAATTCGACACCCTCGATCTGAGAGGACCGGTTCCCGGAGTCCTGCGATACACCGTCAAGCCGGGATCCATCGTCGTCGGTGTGAGCGCGGTATTGCTGGTGGACGTGATTCAAGCGGGGGACTTGCATCACCCCTATATAGACAAAACAACCGGATATACTGTTCAATTGGGAGCCTGGAACAACTTTCCTTCAGGGTCCGATGTCATGCTGTACGTAGACCCCGGCATTACCGAGAGCTGCGTCTTTGAAGTGGGATACGGGTACTCGTGGGATGAGACTGAGCACGCGTGGCTGCCCATTACCGGATTCGGCGTTCAGTTTCCCGGGGCGTTCGGAAGGTCTGCGTTCCTCAGGCTCACCAACACCACAGGATACGATCAGGTGATGTGCAAGCTGGTGTGGGCGAACGACGGCTCAACAATGGGCCTCTGGAGAGCAAAGATGCAAAGCGGAGACTGGGCTGTCGACGGAACAAACGAGCTTGTGTTCAACGCGGATGGTTGTGTCTCCGGTCACGTTCCTCCGGGTGCGTCAACAATTATCGAGATTCAACCTTTGGTTCAGGAAGGAACCACGGCAATCGACAACCCTGTGGTGGGACTCTTTGAAGTCCAGTCTGTGAGTATCTGATGGCCGATTACAGTTACAGTCCGCAGACGCTCCCTGTTGGAACCATCGGAGGAAACGGCTTCTGGCTCATGATGGATTGTCGTGCCTGGCGCAATGGGTATGGCGCTTCTCAGGTGCCGAGTCAGAACGAAGAGGCGTGGAACACCAATGATCAGCTTAACCGGGATGTGGAGGACGGAACGGCCCTCCAGAAGTCACCGCCGTATTTTGAGGACGACATGAGGATTCTGTTTATCCCCAGCCCTGAGGTGAGCATCTTCGCGCTGGGGATGGTTCGGTACTATGGTCTGTCCAACACGCCTCCATACTATGCGTCGGGAATGACCGGGTTCTACGCGAAATGGCTGCCGCGAACCGCTGGGTATCAGGCGTCATTCCCCAGGGGCATGCGGCACATGGATTCCGTCCAGTTCCGGAACCTGGTGAGTTTTCCGTGCATGGCCTGTGAGCGAATCCAGATGGGGAATCCCGGATACACGGACATACTGCCTGGTCTGTACGAGGTGAAGGTGTTTCCGGACAGCGTCAATGAAGACGCGATGACCTGCAAGGTGTCCGTGGGACCGTACGACAACGCGTACTGGTATTGGACATATGGTGACGCGTATTTGAAGAAGAACCTCTTGTGCGCATTCGGCGCCATGAAAGCTCCGTATCTCGCCGACGAGATCAAGGTGTCCATCGCTGCGAACAACTGGAATTATCACATTATTCCCGGGTTGAAGATCCAACTTGCGACGGACCTCAGGGCTGGAGACCGCTTCGTGGTGGCTATCGGCCATGAGTTCACTAATGGACGGGGAGCGAGCGAAGGAGAGAATGAAAAGGGGTGTGACTCCTATTTTCAGCCCCTCGCGAACCTGGGGATTCAACCCCTCCTCTCCAGTGATAGCGGCAAAGTGTTTTACACCACCAATTCGGATCGGGACTGGTCAAGCGTCGCAACCCCTCAATGGACGGTGTTCAATGTTTCCGGAGAGGTTTTGACAGGCGTGGAGTTCCACATCTGGCCGTTCGTGAGACTTCAGCAAGCGATACTCATGAGACCGTTCTCTCAATGGTTCATGGGATGTAATTTCCAGACACAGTTTCCGCAAAGCTCCGCTCCGTACGTCCTCACCATGAGAAATGTCACAGGAGCCGGAGCGAACAAGCGATGCGACCTCACCGGCTCGTTTGTCATGGATCTCACGGTGAAAGAAGTAGATTCCGTCACGTTCGTTCCGTTTTCCACCCGACCTGACGGCAAGAGCCTGAAATGCGACGGATCGACCCTTTATCTCTGGGAAGCCGGAGGGGTCTATTTTGTCCTGAGCGCTGAGGTCGCGGAAGGCGACAGAGCGTTTGTCCATGTGAGAAAAGGCTGCTCGAACCTTGCCCTGAGAAATAAGCAGGCGTGTTACGACGATTACCCGACGTATCCCGTAGACAGGGCATGGGACGGCAGTATCGACCTCGGTCATTTCCTCTTTGGCCCGTTGGATTATCCCATCGGAACATGGGACCTTTTCGAGGGGCCTGCTGAGAATTTTGGCAATGTCGCAGTGGTGGACAAGAGCGACGGTAAGGTTGGCTTCCCCTGCCCGGCTCACACGAGGCTGGCCGGTCAGCTCATCCGCATCAAGAACACCACGAATTACAACGCTGATTATATCGTTCACAGCGACACTACTATAGCTACTGAGATAGTCGTGAACGCGACCTATGTGGCTGAGACCTTGAATGGGGCGACTCATCAATTGATCCTTCCCGGTGATGATTGTTTGCCAGAAAGTTATCACACGGGAAAGATGGCGCCCCAAGGACGGGAGTTCGTATTTCCGTGTGAGGAGATAGGGGAGCGGACGCAGTGGTACGACCATTACTTCTCTCTCACGTGGTTCGGGTATCAGGACCGATCTCTCGCCTCAATGGAGGACAACCCGCACGAGGCCGCTTTGGTAGTGACGTGCGATGATCCTAGATACTTCAAGGCGGTCGCGGTGACCTGGATCTACAATCCTGACTGGACTGGGGGCTATTACGACGCGGACGGATGGTATCACAAGGCGAGACGGTCCTTTCAGGCCATGATGCAAGTGGGAGAAATCGGCGACGCGATCAAGTTTCAGGGGATGCTGAACGTGACCGATATTGACCGGTCTTTGATCGTGCGACTGAATCAGGTCCCTGCCGCGCTTGCCGAAGTGTACGAATCCCTGGGAATTACGGTGGAAGACTGATGGCCGATTGCTACTGGAAACTTGACGGAGGAATGAGGAACGCTCCCAGCTTCCCTTGGTTCGTCATCGGCAGGCCGTTGGAATTCACCATGACGTTTGTGAATGACACGGACACCGCATGGAAACACGCATACCTCTTCGTTGAAGAGGAGAATATCGGCAGGGTGTACGCGAAGCTCAGCTCTGAGGAAGATTATACGCCGGTAAGCAGGGCAAACGATCCGGAAGCGTTTCTCGGTGAGCTGCTCCCTGGAGAGAAGAGCGTAGACTTCAGGATTGTGAGCATGGAAGGAGACGAGGGCGTTCAGTATTTCGGCATACCCATCTACGTGGGCCACGATGATGGAACGTTTCTGCCAAACTACATGTTCTCCCGGGAGTGGGACACGGGCGTTCTCTGGGCGGATTGCTACGATCAGTTTCCTTTGTGGCGTGACGACTACAACAGAAATCCCGTTCCATGCTCTCCCAATGAAATCATGGCAGGAGCGTGGCTCAACGATTGGACTCCGGTTTGGTTTACGGACTGGGCTCCCGTCTGGGAAATGGAGTGGTAAATGGCTGACGATCAAACGACGAAACTCACGATTCATGTGAAGCTTCCTGAGCCAAAGGAAGAGAAGAAGGATGAGAAGAAGGATAGGCGTCAAGACGAATGGCCCTGGCGCTTGTTCAGACCGGACGATCCGAGCACGCCTCGACTGGAGATCGAGTTCTACGACGCTATGACGTTTCTGAATCCGCAAACCAATGAGTTTGAGCTTGATCCCATGTACGTATCTCAAGAGGCGGAGTATTCCGATGTGGTCGCCAACGGACGGGGCAGACAGATCGGTTTTCTGCACAATAAGCTCAATCAGCCTACTCCTGAACAGATCGAGAAGCATTACCTCGGGAACTCCATTCCCTATTCGGACAAGGCTGCGTTGGGAAGAATGCCGGATTCCTATTTCGAGGCCGAGAAAGTCCTGCCTGTGGGAGTCCATTTCCCCAACTTGAAGGTGACGCTCAAAAACACTGCGGGAGACATTATCGACGAGACCGATTACTTGAGTTATCTCGACGGGACATCAAAAGGGACGGTCGCGGACCATGACATCCTGACGTACGACTGGCTTTCTCCCCAGTTCGATATGGGAGACTTGAAGGTCGAAGAAAAGACGAGCGCAAGCATTGTGTGTCACGCCCGTGGCAATAAGCGCCTTGTGGAGGGGCAATGGGACGGAAGCATCATACGACGGGGCGTGAACGATATTCTTGAGGGCATATTCTGGAATACTTTCGATACATCCGACACGACCAATTTCAAGGTGACCACAGTCCCCAAATATGACTGTGACGAGGAAGACGTCTATCAATTGGGAGTAGTTCAGCCTCGCGGACAGACGAAGATGAAAGTGTTTCTCACCAAAAAGCGATGCCATTTTTGGGCAAGATTTGATCATGGCGGGGTGGAGAACAATTACGGTCTGTTTACGCATTGGCCTGATGAGTTTGATATGCCGAGACCCAGGAAACGAGGGCGTTGGCAGTTGACGGCTCCGTACAATGAAGCGAGTTATGACAGATTTTTTGGGGTTTCGTATTCTGAGGAAAGTATGCGCGCCACATGGGAGTGGCGGGACTCGGATAAATCAGCGGACTGTAACGAGTTGAACGGTCTGTATATTCTTAATATTCTTAGTCGAATCGGTATCTTCAACACGGGCTGGAGAAGCTATCGGGCCCAAGATCCTGAAAATATGCCGTTCAACCAGAGAATATTTACGGCAAGGTCCGGCATAGACTCTGTTATCACAAGCGGAGGTGGGACTTCAGTCCTTTTTCATGGGTGGACCACCCCGTATTTGCCCGTCATTTTGCCTAACGGAATGAGCGCTTGAGCAGGAGGAAACGGAATATGGAATCCCGTGGGGATTCCACCAGAATATTGGCGACAAGCCCATGAGCATGTTTATCAGTGGTGCGGCTCGATGCCTGACGGAAAAACCCCGAATCAAGAAACTCTGGGTAACGTAACTCGATTTGCGGAACCTGGAGAGCCTACGACAAGACAGAGTTACAAATACCGTCCCGAGGACTTCCCTGTTGAAGGGACGGAGCGAATCGAGGCGCTACGGCAAACGATGTTGAACCATCCGTTCTTGAAGGCCTTAAATGAAGGCGCTGGTCCTGCGGGAACGCTAAAGTCGTGGGGTCTGTCCGTGGGGGGCGCTTTGGCGGAAGAGTTGGTGGCCGTGATCGACACCGGACGAGGATTAACGTTGTGGGTGTGGAGAAAGACGAATGAAGAACTGACAAACAGCGTTGTCCCCACTAATGAGGGTCAGTATCAACTCTCGATGAAGAACAATACCGAGCACCCTTTATGGAAAGGTGACCCGCTCGTAACCTCCGATTTTAAGAAGATCGACACTGCGTCGTTTGGGTCCGGGGGGGCTCCCATCGGCGCTTGTGAAGGGTCGTATAAACATCCGTGGGGGGCCTTTAATTTTGCTGACCTCTACTCCAGAGACGGGACGATCGACTTGGAATGGGGGAACATCGACAATTGGGCGTATGAGCCGGGAGATTGTCCTACGTTCAGGCGATATAATACGTGGGGATACTACTGGACCGGGGAGCATGAAGTCGGCGCCGTTCCGGAGGGCTGGCCCGGAGCTGAGGACTACTCACCCTTGGATAGCTACAATTGGGGGGACACCTGCAATTACTGCCCTCCATCAAAACCTGATTGCAAATATGAGCTCAGAGACACATGGCCTGCTTGGTATGAGGGCGACAAAACCCCCCGATATATGACGTATGAGGAGCTGACAAAGGAAAATTACGACCTGTTAAAGGTTCAGTTTGTTGACGGCCTCGTGGATCTCAAGAACAATTTTTGGGCTGTGCTGGTATACCCGGAAGCGGTAACAGGCCCGATACCGGAGTGGTAACATGATAGTCCCGACATACATAAGCTCGAACACCTTTACGGTGGAAGGCAATCACGTGGAAGACCTTCCCAAAGGGAGGCCGATTCTGGTTTACACTACGGAAGGAGACCCCCCTGAGACAGTGAAGACGAGAACCACGATTTCCGCCGCTATCTACCGGAGCGTTCCGGACAATACTCTTGTGTCCGTGACTGACCTGGTTATAGACGCGACCATTACTGAGATCAGGCTTTCTCCGGTTTACCGCGACTCTGACAGCCAAAACTCAAATGAGACGGAACACGGACATACCGCTTCGTGGGATGGCGGAGAAAAGGCGTTCGGTGGGTTCACCAACGTTCAGAACGTCATTGACCTGAATCAGCTTATCGATGCGGTTCAGGCAGGAACTCCGCTTTATTTCCTGAGAAAGAACGCAGCGGGAACCGGAGTGGAGCTTGTAGCCTTGAGCATGAGCATGTTCGCGGACTTCGCCATTAATAGCCCAGTAAACGGGCAGGTCTTGAAGTACGACTCCGGGACCGAAAAATGGATCAATGGAGAGGATGCGACCGGAGGCGGGTCAGGCGGAGGCGGAACAGGATCGTGGGCCGCTTATTATATGGGGCTATAAGGAGAAACCAATGGCCGAGACGGTTCAGAATTATCAGTATATACGAAAGAATACGACCGTGTACCATGACCCTTCTCTGGATCTCACCCAGATTCCGGTCATTCTCTTGGAAGGCCAAAAACTCATCGTCAATTCCATAAGCGGAGTGGACGTGGACTCTCTTGCGTTCGCTTTGACGGGAGTGGAGCTGACCGAGACAGGGAGCGAGTCGGGCAAGGTGAACATAGCAGCCTATCCGAATCAGGACGTGAACGTATTGCTATACACCTGCCCTGCGAACAAGTCATTTGTGGGAATGCTGACCATGAATCATACCGGGTCCAATGGAGGGTATGCGGACGTCGCGATTTCCGTGAGCACGCCGGGTACGCCGCAAACCGTGAACACAAACGACCTCCCCTCTTATGAGCTTGTGGCGTACATGCCTTTTGGAGGGAACCAAACACTGACGACTCGATCAATCGTCATGACCGCGGGACAGAAGCTCGTTTGTGTCGAAGTGGGAAACAACGAAGCGGTTTCATTCGTTATGATGGGGAGGCAATTTGATTCCGAGGGAGCGGAGACCTTAATAAACCAGGGGATTGTGAATCCGCAACTTGGATACGGGGTCGTTTTGTATGAGTGCCCCACGGGATGCGCGGCAATAGTGGATGTTATCATGACAAACGACGCAAGCGTATCTTACCCGACGGCAAAGGTATTTCTTCACGGAATGCCGTTGACTACGGACGAAGACGGAGACCAGGAAGCCGGTGGCGGTGGAGGTCAATAATGGCTATTCAGGCGATTTACGTTAATTCCAACTCATTCCTGGTCTCAGGAGACCATGAGGGGGACTACCGAGCCGGGAGAAAGCTTTTGCTCCTTCAAGGCACGGGAGGACAGGCCATCGTGAAGGTCGTGAGCGCCCTTGCCGGCGGAGGAAACACGACCGTCACCGTAGCCCCCTCTTCTGTTTTGCCTACGCTCGCGACCGTGAAGCTCGGTCCCACATACAATGAAAATGAGGGCATCCACAATCATACCGGCGATAATCAGGCAGGTCTGATTGACGCGGCCACTATGACCACTGAGTTGGTGGACGCTTTGAAGACCATTCCTGTGCCGTCAGCCGGAGACCTGTTTAAATTCCTGAGAGTGAGAACCGGAGAAGACGGCTTTGATCTGGTGGACCTGATCGGAACAGCCAATCAGCTTATTGGAGCCAATGCCGACGCATCGAATCTAGAGACCAAAAGTATTGTGGGAGTCGTGAACCGCACCACAGTCAATCATTCTCAGAATCAGATTCAGATTACGACTCCCCAGGATACTCATAGCGGAGCGACTCCTGCCTTTGCAGGGCTCACCTTGTCAGGGCTTACCGGAGTGCTGGTCGGTCACGGAGGGAATCCGGTTGACGACGTAGCGCCTACGGCGGCCAAACAATTTCTCAGACAGAACGTAGGGAACACCGCTCTTGAGTTCGCCGACTCGATGGAAGAGGACCAGATCGACTTTGATTCGGCCAATGGTCACGCTCACACGGGAACTGACTCCAAAGCCGTTGATCATGCGAATCTGCTCAACAAGGGGACAAACACTCACACTGATATAGACTCCCATATCTCAGCGGCCAACCCTCACTCGGGTCACGCTCTGGCGTCAGATCTGGCCGCTCACGTCAATGCCGCAGCCCCTCACAGCGGACACGCTCTTGATTCCGACCTGGACGCTCACACGGGAAACACCAGCAACCCTCATTCCGTGACCGCTTCTCAGGTCGGCAAAGACACCGCCCAATGGAACGCGGAGAAATTGCAGAGTAAACCCATTGCGTCAACCGCTCCCACAAACGGGCAGGTCCTGACGTACAACGATTCGACTCAGCAGTACGAGCCCGCGACTCCGCCAGGGGCTTCCGGCGGTGAAGCCAACACCATGAGCATGCTGGATAACGGGGGTAGTCCGGCAGGAGTGAGCCTGTACGATTCAAAGTCCGGTGTGGATCTGAGAATCAAAGGGCTGGACGGATCTCAGTTCGAGGCGAGCGGTAGCCATGAGGTGAAGATCAAGGCGTCTGTCTTGGGAGGCGGGGGAGGTCCCGGTCCTGATTACACGCCACCGGACATGATTTACAAGGACGCTGATGAGGTTTATCTACCAATAGGTAGATATTTCAAGGGAGGATACCGACACAGAGGGCAATACAAGGACCTCACGAATCTCGGAACGTATTGGGATATTTCATCACTGACGGCAGTGGACATCGATGGTTCGTACGTCGCTTCGACGACTTCGGGTATTCTTGGAGGAAAAGTCAATTCGTCCTGGTATTCCGTGTTCTTGATGAATGCAGGGACGTCAGGATGTTTGTTACTATTACCATTCATCCGAGTCAAAGCGATTTCGTACGGCAATCCTTCCACAACCATCAATCCGGGGGACCATGCGACAGGGGCATCAAACGAAAACGGCTTTCTGACAACAGATGACGCATGGGACGCCTATCGCCTCGTGAACCTGACCTACAACGCATATGACGGCGAGGTCTTCACGATTGCGGACTGCGTCTCAGGAACACCGGACCAATTAGTGATCACCGGCGATATTACTTCCCAAGTCGCCGTAGGCGGATGGTTGCAACTGGTCCCTCCAAGCGGGACGGCATGTGTGTATCTCGGATTTGTGAAATTCAATAGCGCTGGAGATATGCACTTCTTTGTGAAAAACGGTTGGGATTATCGATATGCGACGAGTCCGAAAATAGATGGGAACAAGAGCGCAACAACACTCGGTAATACTGATGTGAGCCTGGGTGTTCCGCCCGTAGCCAGGGTCGTGAAATTTAAAGTTCATGCGGGTGAGGACAACACAAATTCCACGAGTGGCCATACCGTTCAACTGTTCGATGGGACGAGTGGAGGAACATTCAATGGACAGACATCCGGAGGTGACGATTCCAGCACGGCGACCGACCTACCCCAATGGGCGGTTCGGTTCAATCCGGAGGGAAGCGCCACATATCGGGACTGGTGGACGTCCGGTGAATTTGTTATGAGCGTAGTAGGAACTATCAGGAACATCTTTTCCCGACACACCTCCGGGACTCTCAATCCTCCGGAATACGGATATTTCCGTTTTACAGGCTGCAAAGAATAATCCTCCCAAGCGCCAACGCCACTGTCAGGCGGCCTCATTTTTCCAAGAAGACACTAACTAATTAGACCCTCCAGGGAGTAATTCCGCCATGCCGACATACAAGAACAACGGCTCGAAAATCGCGTGGATCGGTTCGGTAACCGTACGACCTGACGAAACAAGAGAAACCGCTGTGTACGCAGATCCCGGACACACGGACCTGGAACTCGTCAGTCATAGCCCACGATCAAACTATCCCGTCAAACTCTTCGGAGACGTCCTTCCCTCCGGGGCCATTTCAGATCTCGCTCGGTACGGCGTGCTCCAGATCTACAACAAGACCGGAGAGGACATTACCGTCACGTGGAACAATGATACCACGGATCAACAGGTCTTCCCGAACGGATGGTGGGGAGAAATAGACCTGAACGGCGATTATGACTCGATCGCAGTGACGGGTAATGGATCGGGCAATGTGTACCTGTGGGCCTACCGATAAGCCCTTCCTTTCAAATTGACACTTCTCGATAAGGATGCTTGATAATGGGACGATTCAGAACACTCGCTCCGTCCGGCTCAGGGACTTCTTCCATCACTTCCGATCTGCAGGCCGGTCTTGACGCCGCTTCTCCCGGAATAACCGCAGAAAATCCACCGCTGACTCTCGGAAACCTTATTATTGTCGCGGATAACACGGAGCGTCCAGATCCGGGGATTCCCGGCAGGCTCTGCTACTCATTCGCGGAACGCATTCTCTATTACGATACGGGCTCCGTTTGGTTTGGTGGAATATCTCCATTCGGAGTGTATTTTTCAGTGGCTTCGTTGGAGGCAAATGCCGACCCGCTTGAGACGACACTTGCTTTCTGCGCTGAGACTCAAACGCTCTATCTGTTTTTGGAGGCGAGCCCCCTGACGGTGGACCACCTTGCGGTCCTTTCCGTGAACGGTTATCAGGATTCCAGGTGGTTTGCGGCGTTCGGAGCGTACGGGCAGCATTGCTTCATCGGGGATTCAGAGGATATTCCCTTCTCTGGTAATATCCCGGGCCGAATCCTACTTGATCCTGTCGCTTCTCGATTTGCCATCAGTGATGGGTTGGGGAATTGGGTAGGGCCTTTTGCGCCGGAGATCGATATGTCGGATCTGCTCTTAATGCTCCAACCCTTCGTATTCAACGCCACAACCGAGCCATCCTCTCCGGAGCCGGATAAAGCAAGTCTCTATGTCACCGCCTCTGGAGAATCCCCGAACCGGCAGGTCGCTTTGAAATGCAAATTCGAGGATGGGACCGAAGTGACCCTTGCAAGTGTGTTGGTATAAGGAGAACCGAGATGGCCGTTACCTACTACGGTGGAAACAACCTCACATGCCTGAGTTCCGACACGAAACCTCTGAATATCCCTGATGGAGCCCGACTCATCGAAATTGACACAGCCTTGGAATTCGTGAAACAGAGCGGAGCTTGGGCACAGGTGGCAGGAGGATCAGGTGGCGTTACTATCGATGTAATGGCGAATCGCCCGGCAGCGAGTGCGAGTCAGGGTAAATACTACTATGTCACTGACACGAACCCGAAGCAAATGTTCTTCTCGGACGGAACTGACTGGGTTCCGGTAACGACGAATCCATTGATGCAGTTCTGGGATGGAAGCACGAACACGAGCACGATTCCCTGTACGGGAAATATCAGCGCTAACGGAACGCCTCCGAATCCGAATACTGCCGCATGGTGGGTGAATTCCGCATATAACGCCAATGCTTATCAATTCTTCGATGGGACCCCATCATGGGTATCGCCGGGAGCGCCGGGAAATGTGGGATACTACTTTGGAACGTCCGCAACCAAGAAGGTAAACAAATACCGCATGTATGTGGGAGCCCAATATCCCATATCTTGGACGGTAGACTACCCGGCCCAAGGGGTCACAAATCCGGATGTAGCCAATAACGCTCATTGGACGCCGGTACATCAAATAGCGCAGTATTCTCAGTCCGAAGGGTGGTCCAATTGGTTCACGTTTGTGACGTACGGCGGGTGCTCAGCAGTCAGGATACGATTCATTACCGCAATATCAGGCGGACCGTCTCTCCAACAGATCCAGTTTGTCGAGGACACCAGGTCGTAGGTCATCAAGCATGCAATGGTTCCCGGATATTACTACCCTACTGAAGGATACCGGCCTGGCGGTCGCGCTCAGCCTGGTCTTCGGATACATCATCATCAGACTCCTGGGAGTCAAAATCACTTCCCTGCTAAGGAGTCACGACTCGGCGGTATCCAAGATCAGCGCATTGGAAGAATCCATCCACGATCCAAAGGATGGGACCGGTAAGAAGGTCTTGACCCGCGCTGAGATCGTGACGGGTCTGGAACAGCTTTGCGTCAAGATGAACGGCATTTCCGGAGACATGAAGAAACGCTGTGATGTAGCCGAATGCCCGAGCCTCTCAAAGATTGTGGAATCCTTGAGTGACGTCATTGAATACAACCGCGCTGTGGAACAGAAACTGGCCGCGTTCCTTACCCAATCGGAAGTGTCCCGGGCTGAGACAAAGGCCCTCATCGAATCAATCGCGGAAGGCACGAAAGAAAACTCCTATGCGTTGCTGGGACTTGTTAAATCCATTCTTGCCCGGGAAATTGAAAGCAGAGATTGAACAGGAGCATCAGGAACTCACGAGAAATCTGATGTCTCCCGGTGAGAATGAAACGCGAGCGGAAATACGGGCGCTTCTGCCCCTCATCCTGAAGTACACCGAACTGCTGAAATCAGCCTGATTCCCGCCTTCCACCCTATACGAGCATCAACGCAGCCGAAACTCGGAACTGCGGATGTGGAGTCCTGTCTTGAGAATCGCTATCCTCACCAACTTCAAAGAATTCCATCCGGGCTTTTCTCTCACCGGCATAGTCAGAGATCAGATCACGACGCTTCAGCGCTATGGCCATGATGTGACGCTGTTCGTGGCGGAAGAATACTCAGAGACGAACTGGCCCGCTGACCTCCATTGCCGTATCGAGAGAGCGATCCCGCGACCGGTCCACACAAAGCCGAAAGACATTCCCACGTCCATGAAAGAGCTCGCCAAGGACCACAAACGAGTCTCCAAGTCCTTTGCCAAAATCCTTGAAAAGAAACTCCAGGAGTTTGAGATCGTCATCACTCACGACTTCATGCTCCCCAATTGGCACTGGCTCCCTTATGCGGTAGGTCTTCGCATGGCGAGCGAGTCCACGAGACATCTGCGCTTCCTGCACTGGATACACTCCGTTCCCTGGATGGGCGGCAAGTGGTGGAGCATTCGTCACTTGGGACGCAACCACAGAATCATATACCCGAACGAAACTGATCGGCTCAGGGTAGCGGGCATATATGGAGGAAAGCCTGACTCAGTGCGGGTAATCCCTCATATAAAGGACTTGAGAACCTTTTGCGATTTCCATCCTGATACCTGTGAGTTCATTGACCGGTATCCCGGAGTCATGAACGCCTCCATCGTGCAAGTGTATCCCGCGAGCAGTGATCGTTTGACCGCGAAGAGACTCAAAGAGCTCATCTGGATCTTCAAGGAGTTCAAGCAGCGGAGTTTTTCCGTATGCCTCGTTGTCGCAAACCAAATGGTCAATCCCACTCGGCAGAGAGAAGACATCGAGCATTACCGGAACGTCGCTCGGAGAAACGGCCTCAGTGAGCAAGAAGTTATTTTCACCAGTGAATTCAAAGTCCCAACGTATGAGTCGGGTCTACCCAAACGGATTCTCAGGGAACTTATGCAATGCATGAACCTGTTCGTCTTCCCTTCCCGCGAGGAGTCCTTCGGCCTTGTTCTTCCCGAAGCGTCACTCTCGTCAGGATGCCTCACCATCTGTAACGGCTCACTGGATATGCTCAGGGAGATTGCAGGCCTCAACGGTCTGTTCTTTGAGTTCGGGAGCTATTCCAGAAAGTTCAAACCAGGCAATGAGAGGGAGTGCTACCAGGCGATGGCGTCGGTGATTCTCGCGAGAATGAAGGAAGACGACGGGCTCCAGGCAAGGACTCACTTTCGACGGAAACTCAACGGGGATTACCTGTACACCCATTACTATCAGCCGATTCTGGAAGAAGCCCGTCAATCATGGACCATATAGCGTTTCAGCAATACCAAGCCCTTTTCGAGAGCAGGGTCATCGCTCAAGGCGTTGAGAAGGGCCTTCTCGGCCAAATTGAGCGTGTATCCACTAAACCTAGGGCCCTGGCCCGAGGAAGCTTCGGCAAGGTAATCGGGACCGTTCTCGACGCGAGAGGAGCGCTCTGCCTGGACTACTACGGGCTCCACAAGCTCTCCAGAGGGTTGATGGAGCTCATCGGTCACATCAGGCTTGAGGAAAAGGGAACTCAGATCAGATACATCGAATGTCCGGTCGTTCACTTATCATCAGTCAGATTCGAGGACATTTCCCGACTCGCTCCTGACCTCATGGAAGGCTTCCCTCACTTCAAGAAGCGTGTTCTCGATTTACGAGGATTCAACCATTCCTACCGGCCGTAGGCGACAAACAAGATGAGTAAAGACACTCCAATCATCATCAACAATCGGGATCGAGTCACGTCGCTATGCCGGCTGATTTCCTGGCTTCTGGAGGCCGGTCATACCAATATCACGGTTCTCGACAATGACAGTTCCTATCCACCATTGCTGGAGTACTATGAAACCCTCGACGGCCTCGTCACCGTCGCGCCTCTCGCGAAGAATCTCGGTTCCAAAGCAGTCTGGGTATGGAGTGAGTCAACGAAGTGTGTCAAGTCGCCCTTCGTGTACACGGACAGCGATATCGTTCCTACTGAGGAATGTCCCAAGGACCTTATCGACTTCCTGATCCGAGTCAGCGAGAGGTTCGGCAGCCCCAACAAGGTGGGAGTGGGACTGAAAATCGACGATCTCCCCGACTGCTATGCGAAGAAGGACTGGGTTTGCCAATGGGAGAGTCAGTACTGGGACAAGAAAGTGGGAGAGATGGACGGAGTCCCGATTTACAGCGCCTTTGTGGACACTACCTTTGCTCTGTATCCGGAATTCAAGCTGTTTTCCTTGCATGGCATACGAACAGGTCCTCCGTACACCGCTCGTCATGTCCCCTGGTACGTCGATAGCGCGAATCCGTCTGAAGAAGATCTCTACTATGAGCGACACGCGAGCCGGAGTTTTCATAATTGGGGGATCAATGAATGCCACTCAAAGGCGGTCCGGAACAAATGCGAGCGCTAAGGCACTATGAAGTTCCCGGAGCGGTTGATATGGCCTGCTACGCTCCGTTCTATCAGGACATAACCGGACGGATCGCGTCCGAGAACGCTTCGACGGGCAAACCTACGGTTATCGTTGAGGCGGGCGTCAGGCATGGATGCAGCGCGAGGATATTTCTGGAAGCGCTGAAGGACTGCGATACGTGGGACCTATTCCTCATTGACCCGGAACCGAAAGAGGAAGCCCTAGTTCTTACCGCAAATCCTCACGTCAAGCTCATGGCGGCAAAAGCGGAGTCCGTCGCGTCAGGGTTCGCTGACGGATCGGTTGACCTTCTCCATATTGACGCGGATATCAACGGTGATCACGATTACCATCTTGCGCTTCTGATTCTCACGGCATTCTGGAGAAAGCTCAAGCCTCGAGGAGAAGTCATTTTCCATGACTGTACGCCTCGATTCCCCGGGATAGTGAGGCTCGTGAAAGAGCTGGAGGACTCGGGGCAATGGGACGTTTCGTACGGTAAGCCTGATCCGGCGAGTCCCATAAGCGCTCCCGCGCACACAAAGCGGAGGTTCCTGACCAAGGGTGTTTCAGACATTACCGTAGTGATTCCCGTGATCCAGGACAAGTTTCTCGGTTCACTGCTTAAGGATATCCATCTGAACACAGTCAAACCGTCCGAGATCATCGTCATCGACAACGGGAACGGAGTGTGTGAGAAGACCTGCTTGGGATTTTCCCAGGCGTTACCGATCAGATACCTGAAGCGGGAAACCAACATAGGAGTAAACGCCTCCTGGAATCTCGGCATTGAGGAGTCGCGGACTGAATTGGTGTCAGTGCTGAATGACGACCTGGTCCTTCCCGGGAATTTCTTTTCTCTCGTTCAAGAGACCTTCGATACCGTATCCAATGCCGGTATGGTCATTCCTTCCACGATAGGCCCTCCGGTAAAAGGCGTCGGCGTTCTGCAATGGACCGTGGGAACTCCGCACGACCTCGTGAACCATGACGATGCGCCCGAGGTTTCTCCCTACACGGTCCGGGAGGGATGGGCGTTCACAGTAAAGAAGAGCTTCGTGGAGCCGATACCGTCAACCATGTTCACGTTCTGCGGTGACGACTGGTTGTTTCATCAGGTCCGGAAGAAGGGCTATTGGACGCTCAAGATCACGAACAATCACGTGTTTCACTACGTGGGAATAAGCCTGAACCATGCTCAGCGACAAGTCCTGAATCTACCGACCGTGGATGAGGATCGGAAGGCATGGAACGCCGTGAGTCAACGCTCATGAGAGAAAAGGAATTTCTGATAGTGGATGGAATCCTCATGGTGAGGTCCGTTCAGAGGGTTTCCGACGGGTACGACGTGGATGGCCGCTCACAGGGAAGTTGCGTGGCAGTGACGATGCGACCCGCAACCCTTGATGAGGTATCGGAATACCGGAGCCGACAATTGAATAAAAACGAATTGGAGGGCATCAATGGCGACGATACTTGAATTGATGAAGACGAAATGCGGTGAAATCGCACAGTACGCGAAGCAGGGATGGGCTATCTGGCTTATGGACCTCCTTGTCCTGCTCACAGTCCTCGTAGGTCTATATGGTCTGTATCAGCAGCTCTTCGCATGGTGGACTCCCGATAAGGGAATGGTAAGCGACTACTTGTCCGTAAAGGGAACGTCCGTGCTTCTCGGCGGGACCGCTCTGTGCGTCCTGGTATGGCTGTTTGATCTCCTTACTCCTGGATCGTGGATACGCAAGTCCGCTGAAAATCCGTACAGCGCGGCCATTGTTCTCTCAGCGCTCATCCTCGGCCTTTCCAACATCCTGGCGCACTAATGATGAAGAAGGTACTGACTATCGTCTTTCTGCTCCTGATCCCGATCCTGTCTCATGCCTTGGATGAGCAGCGTAAGCGGACGTTCATGCGCCAGTTGGAATTCGCGATCATCAAGAACCCCGAGTACATGTGGGGAGGCGTGAGCCTTGACGAAGGAGCGGATTGCTCGGGGATTCTCTTCGCTATCGCCAAGAACTCCGGACTCCCGGTTCTGAGAACCACAGCGTACCAGATGGCAAGGGGTCGCGACGGTTGGAAATCCATTGTCATGGACTTGGAATACCGAGAGACGGAAGACGGAGAAGCGGAAGATACGTACGGTGAAGGGGGAGATCTCATCTGGTGGACCTTCTCTCCTGACAGACCCGACGGTCATGTGGGCGTGAGATACGACAAACGAGTCTTCGCTCACGCCAGTAGTAAGTACGGATTCATCAAGGCGAAACTCAAGAGCCCCTTGGGTAAGGCCATCAGGAAAGCCCGACGACTCACCTTTGACGATAAGGAGAAGAAGCCATGATAGGTGACCTCGTCGGACTCTACTTCGCCAAATTCAAGTACATGGCTATCATCGTCATCCTTGTCGCTGTGTTCGGAGGCTACCTCTCGTTGAAGAGCAGGATCGCGTATCTCGAATCCAGGAACGTCGAGCTTCAGAGGCAATTGGATACGTGCCTGAGCAATCAAAAGAATTGTGACGACTCAAACGAGTTCCTTCAGCAGGCTATCAAGAACATTACCGAATACTGCCACAAGCCGATTGAAACGCATGAAGGAGCGTTGACTCCCGACGAATTGAAACTATGGGACAAAAGGCCTTCAAAATAGCTATAATCTGCCTTCTCGCTTCTCTTCTCCTTGCTTGCGGAGCGACTCACAAGGAAGTCATCCGAGGCGCTAGGGTCCCTGAGCTCAAGCTCCCCGACAAGATCGACATCCTTGAGCCCGATACGAGAAAGGAGCCGGGAACTACGTACATCGATCAACCGAAGCTCGTGAAACCGGGAGAGAACATCAAAGGCGGCAAGGAAGGCAATGTCTGTCTGCAACCAAAGGACTGGCGTACCCTGAAATACGGAATCGTCGAGTACTACCGGTGGATGCTGACTATGAAGAAGAACGTAGAGGATCACAATAGGATCTTCGATGAGAAAAAGCAGTCCGAGTCAGGGATTCGTGAGTTCCTGAAAGACTGGACCTGGAAGTTCTGATGCTTACCCACGACGATTGGCTGAATTTACTGAATCTGCATGAAAACAAGAAAGCGTTCTGGACTACGGACGGTTTTCTCAGATGCAAAGACCTTCTCAGCGCTGACGGCGCCTCACTCTCCCCTGCGGGCAGGGACAAGGTTCACAGGCTTCTGGAAGGAATCGCCATGCTCAAGGCTGGAGTTCCCTTGTCTCGACGCATTGCGAATCGACGGGATAATGTCCTCAAAGACCAGTGGGTTACCGTCTGGAGGAACTCGTCTCCTGTACTGGTGAGTAAGAGCTGCCTCATTCTCGGAAAGGTTAAAGGGATACGAGCTCCGGAAGCCACTCCACAGATCAAGCACTACTTCGGCATGTGGTTTGCCAGCCTTGCCAGAAAAGAGGCTCACTGGAGAAAGGTCATTCCCTATGCGGCTCAGATCGATGACTTCGGAGGGACCGAAGCTATTTGCTTTCACACTTTGGACAAGAAGGAGTTTTGGCGCATCCAGTCAAAATACTACGATCTCATTGCCGAACGGTACCCATCCGCGACCTGGTGGGTGCGAGGCAACGGCAGCATGGGAATAGCCGCAAAGATCATATCATCCACGAAACCCGGGATTACCAACGGCATATTAGCGGTTGCCCTCACTTTGGATACCTCAAAATCCACCATTGGCTTTCCGGCGGTCCCTCAGAGCTGACTCGCTTCTTTCACGCATAACCCCCAACACCCGACACTCAATTGGTCATCGGCAGGTGAATTGGTATGTCCAGAAAACGTAACAAACGACAATTAACGCAGAAGTCGGATCAAAAGCTCACAGCGTCAGGGATTCCCATTCAGGAGTATCGCCTGAAGCGACGTCAGTTCATCAACAAAGTGGATCAATTGATCCAGCGAAAGGGAACAACCGAGGACAATGACCGTTTTGTGGATCTCTATGACGCAAACGGCCTCATAGAGCCCAGGTATCCATTCGCGAATCTCTATGACATCTATGAGGAGTCGGATGTCTTACGCTCATGCGTCGAAGCGTACGTAGCCAACATTGACGGTTGTCCTCATGAATTCGACTTTCTGGGCGACGATCTCCTGGAGAAGGACAATCCGACCTTCATTGAGCAACTCACGAATCTCCAGGACTTCTTTGACGCCATAAACGAGGAAGAGTCCTTCACCCTGATTCGCGAGAAGTTTCGTCGGGACCTGGAAGTGACGGGAAACGCAGTATTCGAGGTGATGCGTGACCTCGCGGGATCAGTCCAGAGATTGTACCACGTTCCCATCACGTATTTCCGCATGAGTGAGCTGAGCCCGGAAGCGGTCCCGGTCACCAGGTCCATCCCGCGAAACGGCAAGCTCGTCACCGTCACCGCAAAGAAGCGATTCAGAAAGTTTGCCCGCATCATCAACAATGAGATCGTTTGGTTTAAGGAGTTTGGCGATCCGAGGACTCTGAATAGCAGGACCGGCGCATACTCCGACCTGACTCCCCCTGAAGAGGTAGCCACGGAAATATGGTGGTTCAAGATACCCTTGGCAGGTCATCCGTACGGCGCTCCCCGTTGGATAGGAGCCATAAAGACCATTAAGGGCCGATGCCTGGCCGAGTTCGTGAACTACGACATCTTTCTCAATCAAGGCATACCGCCCATCGCGATCAAAGTCATGGGAGGCAAGCTCTCAGACGCTTCCTGGGATGACATCGAGAACGGATTCGAGCAATGGAGGGATGTGAGCAAGTTCAACCGGACATTGGTCCTGCACGTGGTAGGCGATCAGGACAGCGGCTTTGATACGGGCTCCAATCCCAGGGTGGAGATCGAGAAGCTGAGGGACGGTCGGGCCGAGGACTACTTGTTCGAGAATTACCTGAGGTACTCCGAGAACTCCATCAGAAAGGTGTTTCGTCTCCCTCCCGTGTACCTTGGGTCCGACGATAATTCCTACTCATCCGCGTACATTTCCCAGTTCGTCGCGGAGCAACAGGTATTCGATCCCTTGAGGCTGGAATTCGACGAGAAGGTAAACAATCTGCTCATCCGCTCTGAGTTTGGCGTCACCAAATGGCGGTTCAAGAGCGGTGGACCTCAGATCACGGGAACCGAGCAGTTCTCCCGGATCATCAACGCCCTGAGCCGTGGCCTCGGGATATCTCCAAACTACATGATCAGGCTCGCGAACCAGATCATGGGCACAAAGATGTCTCTGTTCAAGGACAAGTGGGCCGATCTCCCTTCAGAGCTGGTAAAACTCTACGCGAGCCAGGGCAAGCTCATCGGAGAGGAATTGGACAAGATCGTCATGAATAATCCGCTTGAATTGACTGCGTTAGCGACTACCGAAGAGACTCCTTCAGAGGAAGTCGCAAAGGCCGACCATGAAGTGAAGGACGCTTCCAAATTGCTCTACGAGGCCATACTGGCCGTTGAGGATGAGATCAGGAATGTTGAGCCCAAACCCGTCACAGAAGCGAATTACATCCTATAAGTCCGAAAACCCTGAGTACGTCAGAGAGTCCATCATGCTCAGGAATTTATTGTCCGGAGCGTGGTCGGAGGTATCCTCTGACTTTGCTCAGAAGGCGCTCAAGGCTATAGACGCGAAAGACACTTCCAAACTGACTTCTCTTCTTGAGGAGCTTCCTGATTTGGGCGCTGAGCTCAGAAAGGCTATTTCCAAAGGAACTGACGCGATAGTCGCTACAATCCAGACAAAGGCCAACGCTTTCTGGGAGCTCCACGGCAAGGAGGTTACCGGCGCTTCGGACCTGAGCAAGATCCCCAAGGATTATCAACAGACTATCCGGAGAATGACCGCGAATCAGGTGAAGCTCTTTGCCGAGAAGAACCCTGAGAGAATCCTTCATCCAGAGATAGCCCGTCAGATCGAATACCTGAAAGAAGCGGAGCTCACCAGATCCATTGATGTGTCAAGGCTCAGCGACCGGATGGAACGTATCCTTTCTCAGGACTACTACTGGGAGAACCTATCTGACGTCCAGGTCTCCCGGCAATGGCACGCGAACGGAGTAATCCTTGGTAAGAAGAATGGGGTCGCGAAAGGACAGATCTCGGGTCCGACAAATTACCCTGTCTGTCCGGTTTGCATGATTCTAGTCGGTTTGGAATTCAGCATCGATAGTATGTCCGACAAGATCGACAAGTTCCTGGGCCTGACGGACATCGATGAAATCAAATCGCAATGGTCGTTTCCCAGGATCGCGGACGTTGACAACATGTCTCGGGCGGAATTGGCCGCCAAAGGCTACCTGCCTCCATTTCATAGTAATTGTCGTCACGGAGTTACGTGGTTGACATAGCAGGCAGGTACACGGAACCTAGCGAGCTCGATTTCCATACGAGTTTTCTCGATCCGCATTTCAACCCCAATTCCTGTCTTTCCCGAAAACTCGGGAGAGACGTCATGAACACAATCTTCCTCAAATCCTCAGACAAGATGGATGAACTGCCCGACGAGTCCATCCATCTTGTCGTAACCAGCCCTCCATACAATGTGAATAAAGACTACGAGCGGGACCAGGCCTTCGACGACTGGCAGAAACTCATGCGAGCCGTGTTCACGGAAGTCCACCGGGTGCTGATCCCTGGAGGCCGAGTCTGCATTGTCATCGCGAATACCGGCCGTAACCCGTACCGACCGCTTCACCTCTATCTTACCCAGATTATGCTGGATATAGGCTATCTGATGCGGGGCGAGATCATTTGGGACAAAGGAGCCGGCGTCGGTTCATCCACAGCCTGGGGTAGCTGGATGAAGGCCACTAACCCTTGTTTGAGGGACGTTCACGAGTACATCCTGATTTTCAGTAAGGAATCCATGAGGAGAGACCTGACTGGAGCGTCCACGATTTCCAGGGAAGAGTTCCTTCAGGCTACTCTGTCGGTATGGCGAATCCCTACCGTTTCAGCAAAGAAGGTCGGTCATCCCTGTCCGTTTCCTTTGGAAATCCCACGGCGCTTGATCAACTTGTACTCATTCCAAGGCGATACGATCCTGGATCCCTTCATGGGAAGTGGCCAGACAGCGCTTGCCGCTTTGGAAACCGGTAGGCAGTACATTGGGTATGAACTCGTCCCAGAATACACGCGTCTCGCCCATGAGCGACTCTCAAACGTTACGTCTCGTAGGGATGCGCTCCACGCGATGGTGACCCAAGGATACGCCTCACCTTAAAATTTCCCCTTTCTTTCCCTGCCGCTCAACTCTGTTGACAATCCCACATTCCTCCCCAATTTCGGTTAATTGGCAGCGTAAGCCCATTTTGCGGCGTCCCGGAATTCAGCTTGACGAAAACCTGATAAAACCGGTAAACTTCCCCCTCTATATGGTTCTTGTGGGGGTTTTGGGTATCGGACCTAACCGGTTCGCTTTTCAATATTGGGGAGGATTCGTATGAGCGCACAAGACGCAGACGCAAAAGATCAACAACCTACACCACAGCCTCCGACGCACACCGGGCCTGCCCGTATGATGTCCAACCAGATGGGAATCTATTATTCCAACTGCGCTATGGTCGCGGTGAGTCCACGGGATATTTCCCTGTTCTTCGGCAGGTTCACGCCGGTCTCAGACAACAAAGGGAATCAGGCCCTGGGGAGCTATACGAGCGTCAGATCTATATGACGGTTGAGCAGGCGGAAGACCTGGTACGGATGCTTACCCAAACTTTGCAGGCTTTCAAGGCTCGGAAACGGGGTTCAGGGTCGGAAGAGAAGAAGGAATAGGAGCGGTTGTCAGGCACGCGCTTCGATCCGTCTTTTTCCCAATAGGCTCAATGGATTGGCTCCAGGACCACGCGAAGTTTTTCTTGACCTATGGAGCGTCCCCAGGGTAAAAAAGGAGAAGCCTGCGCCTGCCGTCAATCTCAGCCAACAATTTTGTATGACGCGGCGTCAGGATATCCAACGTGGAAAGCTGTGTTGACTTTGCGCCACATGCGTCTCATGGACGAGATTTGACGCGATGCGTTCAGGGACACTCAGTGGGTTATCAGGTGAGGGGAAGATCCACAAATATGAAAAAGAGCAAGTCACGCGCAGCTACTGAAGTCCATCCTGATCAGATCAGAACGATAGAGATCAGTCACATCAGGACACACTCCACGTTCGTGGAATTGCTTCCCGTTGACGAGGACCTCCTGGCAAAGATGATCGAGGTCATGCGCGCTGAGGGCTTTTACCAATCAGAGCCTGTTGTCCTGGCGAAGTGGAAGGGACTGGAAGAGCCCGTACTCATAGACGGCCACATGCGTATTCGGGCCGCTTCTGAAGCCGGAATTACCCACGTTCCCTGCGTGACTGTAGAATTCTCCAATGAAATGGAGGCGTTGCAACATGCGGTGAACCTCCAGGCTGTGCGCAGGAGAACCACGGATGGGGCTTTTTATCGGCTCTGCTGCCAGTACGACGCGCTGATGGACTGTGGCGGCGACCGACGGAGTGAAGGGGCAAAATCAAAAATGCAACGTTGCAAACTTGATCGGGGATTCTCCGCTTCGGCCCGAAGGACCGCGCAGCTCATAGGCTGCCACTACCGAAAGGTGGATAAAATCCGGAAGATCCGCAGGGACGGTTGGCCTGAAATCCAGGACGCGGTACGAAATGACCAATGCTCCATCAACAGAGCGTACAGGTTGATTCGCGACATGGAGATCGGCGAAGACGACGCGAAAGGCAAACCGAAGCTGACGAACGGGCCGATCAAGGCAGTGAAGTCCGTGCTGAGCGAGGACAACTTCGTTGGCTTGGAAGGGATGGGCGATGACCTCGGCTCGCTGCTCAATTTGGCTGTTGAGCAGTTCATTGGCGGGCTTCGGGATAAGGAGAGGGCTGAAGCGCGGAAGGATTGAGAATCGTGTACACGCAGTTCTTGGAACATAATGAAGGCGCAATGAATAATTCCATTGTTACAAAATATTCGGGTGGGTCAAATAGAGTCTCCGCGAAAACGATCAGCGCTGCTGGAATAGCAGGCTGGATACTGGCTCTTGCTCTGGCCTTGGCCTTGCAGTTCCCCGGTCTTGGCTTCGGCACGGAAGCGCCAGATCCTCCATCAGGGCAGCCTACCCAGATGTGGTCCAAGGTGGATTACGATCCGAAGCTGGCTGATCCGTTCTTCGATTCAAATGAGTGGAGCTGCCCTGATGGTTGTACAATCTGCCAAGAGGGAGAGCAGCCCTTGAAGCATACAGCCAGGTGCTTTTCCAATTCCTTCGGAAGGAAGCACTTGGTCAGATTTTGTGAAGCCAGATTGCTTGATGTGAACATGATCGATCTATTCATCCTTGAGTCTAGTCCCGCGTACGAGGATGCCCTTATTGTTCAAATCAGAAATGGAAGGTTCACCACCCGGTATAAGACCGTTTATAGGCATGACCCTAGGGACGTAGGCTTGGTATGGACGACGAAACGGCAAGAACTGACTTTAGACAAAAAAGTGTACCAGAAGGGTGACGTGATCAAAGGCAGGATTAACTTCGAGTGCCTACAGGAGATAGGTAATCCCAAATATGCGGAAAAAGCGGGTAGTAGTCCCAAATATATCAAGCTCTACGGAGTCTTCAAAACGATTATCGAATGAACAGATGAGAGCATATCACGGCTCTATTTGACGAGGTATCCCTTTCAAATCGTGCCGATACAATGTCTTCTAGTCCGCAACTCAGAGGAGTTATAAAATGGCCAATCGAGATATACTCATGGTAGTTACTGGAGAGAAGGTGGGCTTCAGTTACCTTTACAACTATCAGAGCTACAAGAGATACGGCCCCCCTGGGACCAACAGGGACGGCAGCGCGGGAATCTACGGATACCAGCCGGACAAACTAGACACGAAGTTGTACCTCGTCCCAACTTACCGAATGGACTTGTTTGTCGTGGATATTTGTGGTGACAGGCCGCAGATGAGCAAGGTGGGCGAGTTCGAAGTAGTTCGTTTTGGAATTAGTAATAAGACAGATAGTAACGGTAAAGATTCCGGATCTGTCTGCGGCTTAAGGATTGGGCCGAATGATGAGTCATTTCTCACCATCAGGGAGTGGGACGGCAAATACGATTCTCAATCTAACCATGACGCTCAGGCAGGGGCATGGATTGTCTCGGGTGACTACCTTGTGCATGACGGCTCCGATTCCCCCCGCCTCAAAGATGACTTGTTCGGCGCAAGTGGATGTATTGAAGTGTGTGGCCCCGGTCAATGGCAGCGCCTCAATGCTCAAATTTTGAGTCTAAGCTGTTCCAACAGCCTTGAGGAAGTTGCCAGCTCAAAGCAGTTGAAGATCAAATATCAGGCGGTCGCGAAGTATCCGGGACTATTCACTGACAAGAATATGTTCATTCAGATGGAGTTTGGCGGCAATGAGCCGCCGCTTTTTGTACCAAGTGATCTTGACTGGGGGCGAGCTGCGTGTTCTGGAAGTAGCGGGGCATGCAGCCTCACAGATCCATGTTGCGACCTGCCTCCGCGACCTGCCGACGAACCTCAGCCTCGTCGGGACCCATTGACGCTAAACTTGGACGGAAACGGCATCAAGACCGTAGGGATCGATGCCGGAATCTATTTTGATCACGACGCTAACGGATTCCAGGAGCTGACCGGTTGGGTTGCCCCGGGAAGCGGGGTCCTGATGCTCGACGTGGATGGCGACGGCAGTCTTGACACAGGCAGGGAACTGTTTGGCGACGCCATGACTCTGCCCAACGGCATGCGAGTAGCCAACGGGTTCCAGGCATTGGCGCACTATGACGCCAATGGTGACGGAAAGATAGACGCTAACGACCCCATCTGGTCTCAATTGAAGGTATGGCATTATGGCGACTACGCTGAGGGCGCGTACGATCCCATCCAGGCAGGCGCGATAAGCGCTCTTGATGAGTTGGGCATAACTGCCATATGGCTGGATAACGCGATTACCAACAGAATGGACGACGCAGGCAATACGGAGGTGCGCTCA